TCCTCGTCGGGGAGCCAGAATAACAAAGAGGGCCATTTCAGGGAAGCATGAAAACCTTGAAATGACCCTCTTTTTTGCGTATTGACCCTTTTTTCGGGTAAACCTAAAATGTACGGAAAATCGACTATCACCGTACATTTTTCCGTACCTCAGGGTTGTACGGCGAAAAGTTGTACGGTGCCTCGGAGGTGTTGCAAATGCCGCTTTCGGACACACGTATCCGGAAACTGGAGACCCGGGAGAAACCGTACATGTTGCGGGACGATCGGGGACTCTATCTGGAGATCCTGCCGAACGGGGCGAAGTACTGGAGAATCCGGGTCTGGCTTAACGGCAAGGAGGTCAAGCGCAGCCTTGGCGTCTATCCCAGGGTGACGCTCGCCCAGGCCCGAACCAAACGCGACGAAATCCACGCAAAAATCTCCGCAGGCGAGAACCCCTTCAAGGAAGCTCCTGCCGGCTGTACGTTCGACGATGTGGCTAGGGAATGGATAACGAAGAAAGTCCTTCCGATCCGAGATCCAGACCATGCTGAAGCCATTAAATCCCGTCTCAGACGCCTGGTCTCCCCCTACATAGGAGATCGTCCCATAGAGGCGATCCAGCCTATGGAACTTCTCGATGTAATACGGAAGATCGAGGGGCAGGGGAAGCATGAAATGGCTCACCGTATTCTCCAGCACTGCAGCCAGGTCTTCCGGTACGGTATTGCCACGGGGCGATGCCCGAGGGATACGGCTGCGGATCTCCGTGGGGCTCTTGTTCCCGTCAGGCGGAAACATATGGCCACCTTCACCGAACCGGAAAAGATAGGTGCCCTCATGAGGGCGATCCAGGGGTACGACGGGTCTATCATCATCAAGTGCGCGATGCACCTGGGGATTTTGACGTTTGTCCGTCCTGGGGAATTGAGGCAGGCAGAGTGGTCAGAGTTCGACCTAGAGAAGGCCGAGTGGAAGATCCCTGCCGCGAAGATGAAGATGGACCGACCTCACGTCGTCCCTCTATCCGAGCAGGCTCTTGAGGTTCTTGCCCAGATACGCTCCATAACGGGCTCAGGGCGCTATCTTTTCCCCTCGGTGAGGACATTTGCTCGCCCTATATCAGATGCAACCGTTAACGCGGCTCTGAGACGCATGGGCTATGAGAAAGAGGAGTTGACGGGGCATGGATTCCGGAGCATGGCCTCAACGATCCTGAATGAGCAGGGGTGGCCCGCCGATGCGATCGAAAGGCAGCTAGCTCACGTGGAAAGAAACAGTGTGAGAGCTGCTTATAATTTTGCCGAACACTTGGAAACACGTCGCCAAATGATGCAGGCATGGGCGGATTGGTTGGATAAAATCAAGGGGGGGTTGAATTAACTCACTGCGGAGGTGGAGTCTATTCCCGGGGTGAGGTCATATTTTTGCATGTGCGAGAAAAGTCCATTGCTAATACCCGCGTCCATGTGCCTCTAGGAAATTCTTGTTTGCCCCATATCAGATACCGTCACCTAATCGATTCTTAGATGCCAGGGATCCCAGAAGGAAGCGCTGGCAGGCTATAAGTTCAGGGTAGCCTATGTAGGCAGATAGTATTGTTCAAGCCTTTTTGGAACGTTCTGACATTGATTTCCCAACCATGCAGGGTGCTGCCACCAACAATCAATAGGATGGGTTCTGGACATTTATATTTTGGGTCAGCTGCAATTTGTTGCATCTGGTGAATGTCTTGTTGCGACGGGGTAGACGAAGAATGTGGGTGGTAGTGCCATTCTCCAAGATAATATTGCCCGACTTTCCATTGCCTATCTATCAAAGCTTTAAGGCCATTTACACCCCGAAGGAAGCTCCGGCCTCTTTGTTGAGAATCGGAAGGAGGGCCGGAATAATCTAGAATATGAGCGACTGAACTATCGATGGAATACTTTCCAAGCAATATGCCTCCTGTTTCAACCCTATTTGCAATATCACATTTCTTAAAAATACCAAGAAGGATTTCTCTTTTAAATTCGACAGTGAAACTCTGATAATCAGAAGTATATATCAATGGGATCGCTTCTATGTCCCTATCAATTGTTGGCTGCTTGTTTATGGATATACCTTTTTTACACCACAATAAAAACCCTCTCCATCCACTTGTTCGTAAATTGTTGTTCCCCATTGATGACTTTTATCGCATATGCATTTCTCTATATATTTCAATACAATCCCAGAAAAAATAGAAAAATCATCTGCACGTGCCGGGAACACTGGATGCCAACAGCCTATGCCTTGCATGGGACAGTCATCCTCAACATATCGATTATAATCTTCTTTTATGAAAGGGGCAATTGTCTCTTTAAAGCTAGATGGAATAAAGGTTTCCTTTGTACCAGAGTATAGAAAAAGGCGCTTGGCACCATAGTTGACAGAGCAAGAAAATAGAATTTGTTCAGTGATAGCCTTATCGCTAACAAGTTGATCTAAAATATCATCATCACTTGTGCAATCGATAATTACATTTGCATCTTTAATAAATATATTTTTATCCATAACAGACATGTTTTCAAAACGAGTATTGCAAGCTTTTACGTCGATATGGGGAGATATTTGCATTATTTTATCTTTTAAGGCATTGGCTTTATTAAAAGATAAATCATCCATGGTAAGTGTGTGCCTGACGAGGTTTCCGATTTCAAGTACATCACCGTCTATAAGAAACATCTTGCGAATCCCACATCTAGCTAAAAGCTCTGCGATGGGAGCCCCCATAGCTCCAAGTCCAATTACTGCAAACGACAGATCTTTCAAAGGGGACTTGAAGCGACCGCGAGTTGCGATCTGGTCTGGAGCCCAGTTTTCTGTTTCGACCCATTCTACGGGTGATTTGTCTGATAGAAATTCGCGTTCAAAATGAGACCAACGCGATGCCGGTCTAAGGTTATTAGGTATTAGGCTTTTGCCTTTCCCCTGCCAGTCATATTGTGGAAGTTTAATTGCAAGCCAGTGGATGCGTAAATGGATACCGCTGACTTTTTCGGGAATAGGACATCCTAAAAGCAAGTAGGTTAATTTCGTTTTTTTAAGGCTACAAGCGGAATCTTTTAACATTGGTAAAAAAAAACGCCAAGCCTTCTCGCCAAGAAATGTTTTAATTTGTCCCCAGTTCCTTGGCAATTCCCAAGGGGGGATAATTGGTAAATTCGGGAGTCTGAGCCACAATCCATTGACGCCAGGGGTAGAAGAGAATGCTTTCATTCCCCATGGAGGGGTAGGTATTACCTCATGAGCAAGAGGTGCCGTTTCGAAAGAGACAATTCCCTTGTATTTCTTGCAGGAGTTATTATTCCGGATGTCAGCTATTCCATGAGTTTCGAGAATTTCTTGCCATTTGCGGAACGACAGCTCGTCTTCATAGAATACAACCACAGAGGTTTGCTCTGACTGTGACTTCGTTTGTAATGGTGGTAGGACGGGCAGCTCAAAAGGGTCTCCTGGAGCCAGAAGATTATTGTTTGCGGCTAGTTGCACCCATTCAACTGCACGGCTCATTGTCCAATGCAATTTTCCTTCGGCCGTGCGTTGATTTTCATCGTCCCAGCCCTTGCCGAAGATGTGAGTAGGCCGATCTAGGCAAAGCTTACCTTCTCGCCAGGGAATATTTTCAGGCCCAGCGTCGTTTGGGCTTTGATGAGGGAAAGTCACATTTATGCTCCGCGACTTAGACGGCATAACCTTGATCTCACCCCTCGGATAAACCTCTGGGATAAGGAAAAACCAATCGCTTTCAGAAGGGACAAAAGCCGAGCTTACATTGATCAGAATACGACATTTTAGGGCCCAGAGTTGTTCTTCATGGAACCATCTGAAATCATCCAATAGTTCAATCCCTAGAGTTGTTTCTGCTTGCCGCCTAGCCAAACGTAGAATATCACTAGGTTCTTTCAGCAAATTTGAGAAAACCTTCCCTGTCCTACAGATGATATTTCATTCCTACTGGTGAATCCCTTAGCCTTAGGAGGTTCTGGGAATTTATCTCCTAACAGGCTCCTCCATTTCTTAGCGCTTTCAGAAACATCTGTTTCATCAAAGGCTTCTTTTGCGAGTTTAGCTGCATTCTGAACACGCTCGTAAAAATCCCGGAAATCCTCGACTGTTATCCTGTTCATCACATCATGAGAAGGAACGCCCCTATCAGCCAAGACGGGTTTTGTATAGGAGTCGTAATGTCCCTGATAATTTACAACTATAGCTTCCAGTGTCCGAACTAGCCCTTCCTCGACAGATTGAATTCCTTCGGGGCAGTTATCTCCTACTACATGTTCTAAAGGATATCCTTTGGGTTTTGTATCGGGAGCATTAATCCTTGCCCACCATTTAATAGCTTTCACAACGTTGATGTAATTCTTGTTGCAAGCCACGTTTTTTTTCTGGGTCCATAGTATTTGTTCAAGAGGGTCAGTTTCCTCCCACTTTCCGGCGTTTCTGTCAGGAATCCATAATGGCTCGGATTTCCACTTTGGATCGACACGACTTTCAAGGACTCGCATTTCAAAATCGGTAACGGAAATATTTTCTTGAAGAGCAAAAACAGTAGCCCAATCTCTAGCGGTGTTCTCCAGAAGACCCTTTTGAGTTTCTGATGGAGCAGCGGTGACAACGAGGTCTAGGTCTACATAGGAAAGCTCGATTCCGATTGATCTTCCCTGATATTTCCATTTACCAGGATAATATTTATTAACAAATGGTTCGAACTTTTTTAGGGCTTTACCAGGTGAACATTTTTCCTTATCAAGGTTTGTCACAACTATGATATCAACATCAGATCTTTTCCCATTCTTAGGTCTTATCGCTGTTGACCTCTTATAGCTACCCTGCAAGAAATCAGCTACTATAATATCTTTAAGATCATCAAAAGCATTTAGTCTATCCCGAAGAGTTTTATGTCCTTTTTTCATATCTTCAATTTGCTCTGCTGTTGGGCGTATTGCTGACAAAAAATCGTTAAAATAACATATTGGGACGGACAATAGTATTACCTCCTTAAAAGAATTCTTTGGATAACGAAGGGGTGTAAGTTCGCTCTATACCGTCCTTATCAAATGCATGTTCGTATAGCTGCCATTTATAACCTAACGCATTAAACTTACGACCTAAATGAAAAGCAAAAGAAACGGGTGAAGCCATGAATAAGTGGACCCTGCTATATCCCTCTACATCACAGCTATTCTTAATTTCCTCAAAGATCGATTTTGAGAGCTGAATGCAATGTGCTACATCCCGCATTGCGGTTGCGCACGGTTCTGGTACAATTTCAAAACATTTCAGCTTTCTAACAAAAAACGAGTTCTTTGTTAGAAAAAGGGATACATCTCTTTCAACCGGATGAGTAATTCCTATTGCCACCGCAAGGTCATCACTCCTTTGATCGTCAAAGTCATGGGTCGTCTGTTTCCAAAGATCTGCTGTCTTCGCAGAGGGAACCAACTCTGAGAATAGGAATTCTCGAGTACCATTTTCTCCTTTTTGTTTTATGGCCACAGCCACTCCACTTTTAGGGCTAAGGCAGTAACCGAGTCCAAAGGCGATGGATAGATGTGTATCTAAGTTTAAGCACACACTATCACCTGGATAAAAAAGCTCGGCTGTACCTGCCTCGATCCTTTGGGCTATATCACCCCATGTTTTATCCTTAGAGAGACAACGTGGTTTTTTAGAGGGATGATCAAAATACTCTGTCAGATCTAGTATTTTTTCGGTATTTGTGTTGGGTGCGACAAACTTAGAAAAACTTCTTATATGTATTTCTTTCATAGTGGTTTCTGTTATAGCTTCTTTTACCCATAAATGTTCCTCCTTGCAGTAGTTTATAATTTCTTCTCTATTGAATATTCTTTGTTTTCCTTTTGAAATAGCACGGGCGGCTTCAGTGTAGAGATTGCTCCTCATTGTACGATCTAAGGGGCGTAAACCGGCGTAAAAAAGCATGTGGGAGAGCCGTTCCATAAGCGATTCTAAGCTCTCTGTTTTAAACACTAAACTATCGAATAGATCTATAAGCATTCTGTCGTCAACAATATTGAGATGGTTTTTTAAAGTATTACGTAGCTTACCCATTTTGCTAGTAGGCCCTTTTTTTAACAATATACTTGTATTTATAGAAGGGGTATTGCCTGATCCTAACTCAGCTAAAATATCGTTAGGATCAATCGGCCACGGGGTGAAAAAAATAAACAGAGGAGATGTAATTTCGGGTTGATTAAGAACATCCTCTCGGGCTTTCTTTAACCTCTGGAGAAGAGATAAAGAAGTCGCGTTTATGAATGCAGGATCCATAAGGTTTTCCAGAGTAATGGAACCATTTAATGTCATGTGATTCTTTAATTGGTAAAACTCCGAATCAACTTTTTTGAGGTTGCCTAAAAAGATAGGATCATTGTAAAAAACGGCAACATCATCGAACCCAGTCTTGGAATTGACTTCATAACCGACCCTGGCTATCTTGTCCTGCTTACAAATGAGAGCGCAGGCCTTTATCCAGAACAGAAAAGACTGATAATCCCAACCATATTGTATTGGTGCTACGGTGTTAGCCAAAGCAGTCACCCCCTTGCTGTCATCGTAATTTACCGTCCTCTTATCTAATAAGAGATTCTCCTGACTTGGTATTTGCTTGCCGCTTTTTATGGGAGCATTCTTGCTGGTGATTTTAAATACCGGGATAACGCGGTATTTATGCGGCAAGCGGGCAGTCCCACAACGCGGTTAAACTACTGGACTTTTTCAAAAAAAACGGTTACTCAACGAGTTGAGCAAAGCCAAAAAAGATGGTACTTGTGATCCTCAATGAAAAGACCCGGCGGGCTCGTTCCTCTGCAAAAACGGAGAGCAGACCGATTCTGTCCAAGGGAAGAGAAATATTCATGCCAACTAAAATTTGTTTTTATAATGGGAGGCACGGCTTGAGCCTCCTTAATAAATACTATTTACGATATTACATGATCCCCCATGCAATCCGTATTGTCTATAAGTGAATCCCTGATAATCCAATTGTATATAAATAAATGCAATGTTAACAAATAAATTTTCCCGGTAGGCTATTGACTGGCGGGCTGAGGAAATAAATAATTCAGTCCCGGAAAACTGGCCCAGAGGGTTAGATGGACTGGGTCAGTTTTCCGGGACTGGATTACAATGGATAAACACGGTAAATCAAGGGAAGAATGCACGTAGTCTATCTTCAAAAAGGCCGTTTCTGATTTCGCACTCCCAGAGGGTGAGAACCTTCCAGCCGGCCTGTATCAATTCCTGTCGGGATCGGAGATCTCTTTCACGGTTCCTTGCGAACTTTTCCTGCCACCACTCGGTTCTCGTTTTCGGTAAATAGGCCAGACGGCAACCTTCGTGGTGGTGAAAGAAGCAACCATGGACGAAAATCGCGCATTTCCTCCCCGGCATTACTATATCGGGTTTTCCGGGGAGGTCCTATGCTGGTACTGAAACAGGTCAAGAGAGGGGGAGGTCTTTTCACGTAGTGTTAGGTAATCGATATCGCATTGGGTTTTTAGAGCGTAGAACTCGCATGCTTCTTTTAGCTCGATAAGTTTTAGCAAGAGAATCCCTCCTGTCGAAGCCGTGCGTTCACGAAGTGTTTATTACCCTATAAATAGGAATGCGGAGCAAATAGTATTCGCTTATTGCATAAGCGATTAAGCATTTCATTGGAGAACACTCGCTCCGTTATTCTAAACAAGGTTTGTATGATAGGAAATAAATAGTCATTTTCCCCATTAGTAAGGTGAAGCCATTGAGAAGATTTGTAGCGGACAAGTATGCTGAGAAAATAGAAAGTTGCAAAAATAAATATTAAATATTCACGAATACCAATTAGTGGTTTGATGTAATAATCATGAGCCATTATTGATTTATGAAGATTATCGTAAATATATCTGATATTAGTTTTATCTATCTGTATTGATGATCTCAGACCATTTATCCCATGTTCTTCGTAGGGCAAATACGAAAGGCCAGACATGTGATAATCAATGATGACCGAAATCCTTTCCGGGGTTAGCATGGTTGTATTTTCACCAAACGGTACTGTGATAAAGGTAGAGGGTATCCCTTTGTTGTCATTAAGATCTAAATGGAGATAGTCGGGTTGCTCGTGATAAATAGTAAAAAAAATATTCCGAAGTTCTGGTATCCTTGAAATAAGATCTTTAATTGTAAAGTATTTGAATCTATCTGAAGCATCGATAGAACTAAAAGAGGTGCATTTTTTTGTGACAAATAGGCTGTCGTCATTATAGCCAAAGTAGCGTAATAGGTGGTATGCAAAACCGTTCTTAAGAAAGGCACAGTAATTGAATAAAAAAGGGTCATTGCCAGCTTCATCGCTGGTAATGTTAAAAATTCCATGGCCACCATTTGCCGTAAACTTTTCTATATCTTTCAATGTATATTTATTTTTATAATCGGATACTAATAGAGCGGCTAATAAAGAGAAAATAGCGTAATAATAGCTCAAACATTTGGAAGTATCAGATACTTCGCGATTTATGTTAAAATAATCAATAGCGGCCGTGATTAAAAAGGACGTAGATATTGACTTATGAATCAAGAGCTCGGGATCATACTGGGATCTATCCTCTTCTGGAATGTTATAAAAAATATGGTTTCTTGCCCCGGCTGCGCTTGCAAGAGCTTCGAGGCGTGTAAAGATGTCCGAAATGGGGCTATCTGTATAGACTCTTTCGAAGTCCACTATAAGTCCCCCATAAAAAATAGTTTTTAATGGAGATAAAGAACTAAATTACTCTTTTCCGTTTGTTATCTCTGCCTGTAGTTAAAAATACCCTATAACTCAAACCAGCTCCACTGCGACTTTCCGGTAGAAAAGTAACTATATGGGCATAACGTTTTAATTGCCCTTGGCTAGCTGAAAAGAGAATATTCCGCTTATATTTCACTTGGCCAGTTGCGGACGTTAAAAATACTAGAGAGGGATATGTCCGCATTCCAGGATAAATAACTGGCTGTGGGGTGGTTTTTTAAAGCCCCGGTAACTTCGCTTTTTAGTACGCTAATATCAGGAACCCCAGCGATCAAGCATAATGTCTTACATCCTTCCATTGTTTCTGCACGCCTGAACAAATCATATTCTAACGACCACCGGTGTGAATAAAATAAAACATGAGGATTCCACCCACCTCTACCCGAAATAATAGCTTTAAAAAGGATGACCGCTTCTGCCTCCATCAGTTTAGAAAAAGTAATTGAGCTTAGGGTCGCTCTTTCTCGGACAGTATCAGCTATAAGGCTTAATCTGTTCAGCTTCAGTCGCTTGTTTCTTTCATCTAGTGCGTAAGATGTTGTTCTGAAAATGTCGTAGAAACAGTGGTTCTCGTTATAAGTGGACCTGTTAGGAGGTAGTAGTAATGGCTCGTTTAGAATAATAGATAGCTCGCTATACTTCCTAAATTTTAAGAGTGACGCTACCAAATAGAGGAATGTTTCATATAAAAAAATAGACGGGCCTTCGTACCATATATCCTTATATGAGGTTATATCTTCGGGTCTAAACTTGAATTCCAATAATCTTTCAAGGAAAGAGAGAAGAGTATCTTTCAAAGAAACCGGACCTAAAGAGACCTCCAGCTGCAACCATTCCACCAACTGATCTCTGACGGGCAATAATTCTCGCAAGTCGGTGAGAATTCGATCGTCAAAATGTTCCTCGGTAGGAGCGGTTCTAATTCTGTATTGATCTATATGATTAAATATCTTATCAACAAAAATATTACGTAAATATGGAATGCTTGGTCTGTTTTCTAGAAGAGCTATTTTTAAATCTGAGAACTCGTCTGATGTTGGCAATAGAGTTTTGCTTGTTTCGAACAAAAACGCCGGAGGTTCTCCAATCTTTGGTTTTATAATGGACGGCTTGCCGTAAATAACTCGAATTAGTTGCTCCCAATTTGCATTCGCACTTTCAAAGGTAGAGAAGTCTAGCCATATGCGACTCTCCATAAATACTGGGAGAATCGGTTTATCGCCGTCTTCCATCTCGCACACGATAGGGATAAATTTCGTTTGGTCTACCTTGTCATAAATATCCTTTGAAATCAACTGCGATTCGGTTCCAACTCCACCTTTGCGCTCATTTGCTTTGTTTGTGTAAAAACGGTCAGAAAAAATAAGAACCTTATCTATCGTGGGGTCCGTTATCGTTTTTTCCATAAAAGCAAACTTATCCTGTCCTTCCAAAAGGTCCCATTGGTCGAGTACCACATCGATTCCTGCTTTGCACAGGCGTTCGGCATAGGATCTGATGGTTTGTTTGAAGCTTTCAGAAGACCAAGAATAAGAAATAAATACTCTAGGTTGTTTTATTTCTAATTTTTCTTTTCCCATTTTTTACCCTCTTTTTATGTGAAGTATGTTAATCGAATCCTCCACTAATGTTTTTCTCTCCGATATGATATCCGCTATTTACTAGTTTCCCCGAGAAAAAGTGTTTTTCAAATTTTAGCGATTAGATAAGGTGTTCTGCAAAAGGTGCTTGTTCTATTTCTAAAAAAAGGTTACCCGTGTTTCGCATTCTAAAGATTTGTTGGGTTTCCCGTTTTTCATGCTCATATTCCCCTCTTCGGTTTCCCCATCCAGATGGTGGTCACGACTGTACCCACCACGCGGACAAGCCCTCCTTCGACTTCTTCCTTGGAGAAGTGGTGCTTTTTATATGACGGGTCTGCGGACTCGATGCGGAGGCCTCCATCTGGTAGGGGGTAGACGTACTTGATCGCCGCTTCGTCAATCCCGAAGCAGACTAGGCAAGGGTCTCCGTAACGGATCTCCATGTTCGGATTGATCACTGCCAACGATCCGTCCTTGATGTCCGCTGCTTCCATTGAAGTTCCTTCCACGCGAACCCCGAAGATGGGTTCTTCTCCCTGGGGCCCGAGCTCGTCAAGGGGGAGGGGAATATGCTCGGCGGCTTCGATGATTACACCGTGGAGATTGTGTCCCCCCCCGGCGCAGGCGATGTAAGAGGGGTGAAGGATGGGCACAAGAATCTGATTGGGGACAGGAATTGCTTTGGAGCCCTCCGTGCTCTCGGTTGTGTCGTCTCCCATCAAATATCCGAGAGTGATGCCGAGAATAGTGCAAATTCGACGCTTTGTGTCATCGTCAGGCTCATGTTTACCGGATTCCCACCGATAAACAGTGTTTAACGATACACCCATTCTTTTCGAAAATTCCTCTAAGGTTAGCCCTACCTGTTTCCTCTTTTCTCTAAGTCTCCCTGCAAGCATGGGTAACACCCACCTTTCATCTACCCCATCCTACGCTACTCGTAGAAAAAAACAATTGACGTATAACGGCTATAAAACTATACGCACAGCGTATAAATGGGTCTTTAGGCCCATTTACTTCAACGTAAAACGTCTATACACTCTCTGTCGAAGGGGGTGTTTGGATGGAGGGCTTAAAGGGAATACGAAAAAAGAAAGGTCTTACTTTGCGAGAGGTTGCAGAACATCTCTCTGTTTCAGTTAACACGGTATGGCGTTGGGAAAACGGAAGCATGGAACCAACCTTAGACAACCTGCGTAGAATTTCCTGCCTATACGAGACTTCTATCGACGATTTACTCAGAAACCCTATGTTGTCCCCGCAGCTGGCGTCTCAGGGCAACTGCGGGGACTTGTAGGAAGTCTGAAACAGGCAGGGTGCTTGTCGGACGACCCCGGGGAAGTCCTCGGCATAGCGAGCGATCTTGAGGACGGCCGGGCAGATGAAGACGGAACAATCGCATTCCTTTCGGAAATGAGGACCTTGGTAAACCAGGGAGCAAAGTTCCTGGAATCGGTAGGGGGGTGAAGAAATGGAGCAGCAGGCAGTCCAGCAACCGCAGATTCCGTCACTGCCGGAATTCAGTCTGGTTCGAGTGTCACAGATCGTACAGATGATCCCCATAAGCGAGGCAACGTGGTGGAGGTGGGTCCGGGAAGGAAGGGTTAAGAAGGGGATCAAGCTTGGGGCGAACGTGACGGTCTGGAAGCTGGCGGATGTCCGGGAATTCATCGAGAAGCTTGCCGAAGAGTCCGAGCCTCAGGAAACGAAAAGAAAACGGGGGCGTCCTCCGCGGGACCCGTTCGGGAGGAAGCCATGAAAACCGATGCCGCATTCCGAAAGGTCGGCTTCGCGGTCCTCTGCACCGGTTTCCTAGTAGGGGGTTCGACACTCGCCATCCGGGAGTGGCGACTTCAAAAGGTGGAGGCTCTGGCCTCTGCAGCGGCAATGGCCGCTTCCATCGATGCGCAGGAATCCCGGATGTCGGATCGTCTGGCACGGTTCTTTTCAAGGACGAATCCCGGACTGGGCAAGGAAACGGCACTTTATCTGGCTTATGCGGTTCAGGAAGCCGCAAATCGTTACGACCTACCCGAGGACATCCTTGCCGGCCTTATCTACACCGAATCGCGAGCAGTTCCTGAGGCTGTAAACAAAGGCTGCTACGGGCTCACCCAGGTGCATTGGGCAGTCTGGGCTTCAACGCTTACGGAAAAGCATCCCGAGATCTTTTCCAAGGCAGACCTTTTTGAACCGAGACGATCGATACTCGCCGGAGCCTGGATCCTGAGACACTACCTGGACAGATACGGCGACATGTCCAAGGCTCTCCGGGCTTATTCGGGCGGGGCCAGGTGGTATTCGGCGAAGGTCAAAAACGCCGCGGAAGGGCTGTGAGGGTCATGGATGAAATCGAGTCCGTTTCCGTAGCCGAACGGTCCCTACTGGAACACATGATGCGCTGCGACCAGTGTAGAGAGGCCCCTATCGTCTTCGGGTTGTGCGACGAGGGGCTGGTACTGTTTCAGGCCGCGGCAGAAGAAGGCGAGAAGGACCATGAGGAGGATTAGTCATGGAGGAAACCGCGGTGAAGATCCGTAGCGCGAGCCAGGTGGCGGATGCTCCGTGCTGCAGGCGATGCGCCTTTTGGGATTCTTGGGCATCCGGCGGCAAGAAGCCCTGTACCACCCTCGAAGTTCTGACCTGGCCAGGGGAAGTTTGCGACCTGTTCACAGAGTGACGGGGGGGACGACCAATGAGGACCGATCGAGGGCCGTTCCCCTCTTCTTCAAAACTTGTCCGCTGGATGTCCGTTTTGTTGTCGGACCCCGCTGACAAATAGCGGCAAAGCATTGCAAACGCTAATGACCAACGAATACATGTATCGATACTAGTATCGATTAGAGGTGGGGGAAATGAAGGGACTTCTCGTCGTCAATATCCGGCTGGATCCGGATTTGGTGACATGGATCGACGAAAAGGCATTGGCATGCGACCGAAGCCGTTCCAACTACATCAGGCAGGTCATTGTCCAGTATCGAGATTCTGCCGAGAAAGGTATTCCTCAGCAGCTTTCTTGAGGAGCCAGTTTGCGGCATTGCTGAAGGATCGGCCCTCTCTGTCGGCAATCTGTTGAACCTTTTCTTCGACGTCAGGTTCGATCCGGATTTGCCTAACTATACGTGGCAAAGCGATCACCTCCAATTACATGCTATGTCGGGATAAGCACAAAAAGGTAATTGACTCAACTACGTTTTGAGGGTATAAGCGTGGTTGTAGCAATTACGTTTTTTGGGGGTGATCCTTTGAGTCAGGAGCTTGCATCGGTTATCCGTTACCTGCGCAGCATCTGCGACTGGAGGGGGAAGCGTTACGGTCCAGGGTGTCCCTGGAACTTCTTCACCCGGGAAGTCAGACGCGAATACGCGGAAAGGGTCATATGCGAGTGGGAAATGGGTGGTGTTAGTGAATTTCCCGGCGATATCGATATGACGCAACGTTTTGGGAAGACGCTTCTGGAGATCTGGAGCGAACGGAACAGGAAGGGAGGAAGAGGAATGGGAGAGGAGATGGCGAGGGCGTTGGGGATCGTGGTGAGGGGCGACCGGATAGTCGTGTCCAGTCGCGATGTCGCGAGAGTATTTGAAAAGGAGCACCCTAAGGTGCTCCGAGATATTAGGGAGCTTTCCTGTCCGGAAGAATTTCGACTGTCCAATTTTGGACAGTCCTCCTACCTAAACGAACAGGGGCGGGAAATGCCCGAGGTCCTCATGGCCAGGGACGGATTCACACTCCTAGCGATGGGTTACAACGGCGACAGGGCAATGCAATTCAAGATCGCCTACATTGCCGAATTCAACCGGATGGAAAGGGAACTGAACCAAGGCCCCGCCTTCCGGATCCCGAAGACCCTTCCCGAGGCCCTGCGCCTAGCGGCCGAACTGGAGGAGCAACGGGCCTTCCTCGAAATGGAAAACCGCAGCTTGGCACCCAAGGCTTTGGCCTGGGAGGTTACGGCTCCCGAAGGGTCGGAAATGTCCCTGCAGGCTCTTGGGAAGGAACTGGCCCGTTTCGGCACGGGGCCCAGGAAGATCTTCGAAGCCCTTGGCGGGATGGGAGTCCTTTACCGCCTGGACGGGTATTGGGTTCCCCACCAGGAGCACATCGATGCCAAGCGCTTCAGGGTGATTCGCGTCAACAAGGTCATCGAAGGGGAACCCCGCACCTGCATGAAAACTCTGGTAACTCCCAAGGGCAGGGACTATGTGGCGATGCTCATGGCCGGAAGGAGGGCCGTGGCATGAACCTCCTGATGAACGCAGCGGATGTCAGGGGCCTGATTCGATCCTTATGCGACGGGGACAGGTGCCCCGTGGATTCCAGGAAATTCTGGACCGTAAGGCATTTGAGCAATCTTGCGGCATGGGCGGACGAGAAGGAAGAGGAAGAAAGCGCCGACCTTTCCTGTTTTATCCAAGCGGCCGTGGGGGAATACCAGGCCGTTGGTCTCGAGGCATTATGACGGAAAACGTTTCTTCAAACCCAAACCAGCCGGCTCATATTCAAATCGAAGACAAACGGCGTTTCCAGGACTTCCGAGTCGAAACGGCCCTTCTGAAAACGGAGCTGTCTATATACGAGCGAATGGTCTATGTCGTCCTCTGCTCTTTCGCCTCCAGGGAAGGGGAGTGTTTCCCTTCCATAGGAACCATCGCAAAAAGTGCCGGCTGTTCCGAGCGCCAAGTCCAGAGGTCGCTCACGATCCTCGAGGCGTTAAATGTGGTCAAAAAGACCTCTGTCTATCGTCAAGGGACATCAAAACAACTGGCCAACCTTTACACCCTGGTCGGTTTCAGAGCGAAGACTGAAGAAGGGGAGGGGTGTCTGGCAGTCACCCCTGTTTTCCCGGGAGGGGTGACTGGTGGTCACCGGGGGGGTGACTGTCAGGCACCCCAAGTATTACCAGAAGAACTAAAAGAACAAGAAAAGATACCGAATACGTTGTATTCGGAAGCGGGCGCTTCCGCGGGAGAAAAAGGGGCCGAGGATTCAGGATCATCGGATACCCCTGTTCCCTACCCTCAGGGAATCCCCTATCAGGAAAAACCCGAGGTGAAGCGGGAAGAGGTTCCCTCGGCATTCAGGGAAACCTTTGACCTTTTCCTGCTCAAGACGGGGAGGCAGGGCATCACTCGGGAGGAACTGTCCAGGATCGAAGCCCTGGAAAAGATTCACGTCCCGTCACGGGTCCAGGAAACGATCACGAAGGCTCTGGAGCGGTTCAGGAATCCGAGGAAACCAGGCTCACATCCGAGGGAACCGAGCGAGCTCACCTGGCACTACATCTGGGATGTCCTCAAGAACCAGAGGTCTTCCGGTGCGGGGAAAGTGGCGGGGCGGAAAGCCGAAAGGAGGCTGGATCCGAAATGGGTGAAGCAAGCCGAAGCCTGGGCGAAAAGCGGGTAGGGGATGTCATGGCGGCCATCCCTGCGCTTGCGGAGGCGGGATCCCGAATCTCATCCCGACCCTCACTGGAGCAAAGGGCCCTGAAATACGTCCGGGGAATCTGGCCCGAGGCCGAACCCTGGCAGCTTCACTCTCCCCGCAGGGACTTCCTCCTGGCCGAAGGGGCGGAAAACTGCCACCTGACCTGTTCAGGGGTGAAAAGTTGTCCCCACAAGGGCTTGCGCCCAGGAGCCTACTGCGAGCCCTACGGGGATGGAGGACGGATCTATGTGGTGAGGTGGGGAAAATGCGGCGCCCGCTCGAGCGCAGACCTGCAGGCTTCCGCCGAAAGGGCCCTGAAGAGTGCCCGTTTGCCGGAACGCCTTGTGGGGTGCACTTTCGAGACCTACCGGACCGCAGGTCTGTCTCCGGACATCCTGAAGGCCAAGGGGATGGCGCTGGCAGCGGTTTCCGACGGGAACAGCCTCATTTTTTCGGGAGGGAGCGGAGTCGGCAAGACTCACTTGGCGGCGGCCATGGTGAATGCCCGGGTGAATTCCGGGAAATCGGCCCTTTTTGTCCCAGTCCCGGATCTCCTGGACGATCTGAGGAGTGCCGTCTCGACGGGGAAGGGGAGCGGCGCGATGGATGCGGTGAAGAAAGCCGAGTTCCTTGCCATGGACGATCTGGGGGCGGAACGCCTCACCGAATGGGTCGGGGAAAGGCTTTACATGATCGTCAACCATCGGTATCTGAACCGTCTCCAGACCGTGATCACGACAAACGCGGAGAACATCGTGGACCTGGTTTCCCGCCTGGGGGACCAGGGGCAGCGGATCGTCTCCCGACTGGGAGAGATGGGAGCCTGGTGCGGGATCTGCGCGGAAGACTACCGGTTTGCCAGGGACCTCAGAAAGCGGGCGGGCAAGCAGGACCACGGACAGGCCCGGCAGGAAGTATTGGCCGATATTCCGTTCTGAAAAGGGGGAGAAGCCATGACGGTAAAGATTCCGGTGCGTTTCAGAAAGCTGGTTCCCGAGGCCATCGTTCCGAGCTATGCCCATCCGGGCGATGCCGGGGCGGACATTTATGCCCTGGAGGATACATGGGTGGCGCCTTATTCGACCGTTGCGGTGAGGACGGGGATCTCCGTGGAGATCCCGGAGGGATGGGAAATCCAGATCCGTCCGAGGTCCGGTTGGGCCCTGAAGTGTCTGGGGTACCTCCTCCCGAATTCTCCCGGGACGATCGACAGCGGGTATCGTGACGAGGTAAAGGTGCTGATCCGGAACACGTCTGTATCGGCCCTCCATATTGCCCGGGGCGACCGGGTCGGGCAGACCGTCCTGTCGAGAGCCTATGAAATCGTGTGGGAGGAAGTCGATGAACTACAGGAATCGGTCCGGGGGTTGGATGGTCTGGGATCCACGGGACGGTGAATTTCCATGGAGCTCGAGATCGGAGGAAAGTACAGGATTCGGGCAAAATCCCAGGGACCCCACTTCGGGCCGATCCCGGGATTGTCACGGGAAGATCCGCTGACGGTCTTTCTTGAAGGAGTGGAAAAAGGGTTTCGAACAAGGCATTTTCTTTTCAGGTCCCGGGCAGGCTGGAGAATTTCCCTGAGCGACTGGGAAGTCCTCCAGGGATTCGAGATCAGGGAAGCATGAAGGAGGGGGAAGGGTGAGCCACTGGAAACTGCAGGAAACGCTCGAGGCTGTCATCGAACTGCTTCTCCGGTCTCACCCGCAGGGCCTTCGGGTCCTGGTGGGAGAGATCCCGGCCCCGACATTTGAGGATCTGTTGATGATGCTTCATCGCGAGGGGGTGCCCGTCAGCGAGGTTCGAGTCAGCGGGGGCAAGGCGACCGCGGAACAGGAATCCTGCCTGATCCGGGCGGAAATGATCCAGGATGCCGTGGACCGATGCGGCGGATGGGAAGTGCTGGTGGAAATGGCCAAGGCTTATAAGGAAGCCTGCCCCAGCAGCTGGAAGATCTTCCTGGACCATATCGTCTGGGTGGAAAGTGGCGGGATCTCCAGGCTGGCCGGAGAGGCACAGCTGTCCAGGATTGCGGAAAAGCATGGAGTAAGCCCGGACACGGTTCAGCGCCGGCGCCACGAGGTGGTGACCTCGATTGCTAGAGGCGCCCTTCTCATTCCCAAGGGAGAATTGGAGCTCTTGCCAAGTGATTGAGGAGTGCGCAATCATCCTCACTGGCTAGCCGATGGCTGAGTATGCGCGCATATTCTTGAATGTCATCTCCCGGTGTTTTATTCTTAGAAAAAGCCCTTTTTAAGGAGGCCTCATTATGAGCGATTACCCGATGGAGGTATTTTCTTATGAAAATGGCTCTGTTACTTTCGAGGATGTTGGTAAAGAAAATGGAATGAGATATTGGCTTGCTTCTGACCTTATGGTCTTTCTCGGGTATGGGGACTCTCCAGAGGCGACAAAGAAAAAACCGATAAATAAGGCAATGGCGGCGTGTGCTGCCCTTAACATCCCAATTTCAGAGAATTTTGTTTCATTCCAGGAGGAAAGCGGCAAGGGGGAAAACTATAAGCTCTCGAGGTTTGCTTGCTATCTAACTGCTATGAATGGGGATTCACGTAAACCCGGAGTAGCTGCAGCTCAAGCTTATTTTGCCTCTCTAGCAGAAGCTTTTAGTGCATATGCTCAAGAAGTTGAGAGCGTGGACAGGATAGTGACTAGGGATGAGCTATCTTCCCAGGAAAAAGCTCTAAGTAGCACTGTTAAGAAAGCAGGGGTCATTGATTACGCCCTTTTCCAGAACGCCGGCTATCGAGGGATGTATAACATGAACCTTTATCAAATCAGGAATATTAAGAGGGTTCCATCTGGCAGAAGCCCATTAGATTTCATGGGAAGCACAGAGCTTGCAGCTAACCTTTTCCGTATCACTCAAACCGATGAGAAGGTAAAAAGGGAGCGTATTGTTGGCCAGAAACCGCTTGAAGCCACTGCTGAAGAGGTGGGACGCGAGGTCCGTAAAACGATGAAGAGAATAAGCGGAGTGGTTCCTGAGGAACTCCCTGCTGCTCATGACATCAACAATGTGAGAAAGGGACTAAAGGCTACATATAAAGGGTTAAAAGCAATTGACAAACCCAAAAAAAGCTCGAGAAAGACTAAAAGTAAGCTTACCCAGGATGTCGTTATAGACGAAAAAAGTGAGTAGTTAGCTTCTCCAGAGGCAAAAATATTTTTTCTTGCGCGGTAAGTGTCTGCGGATAAACACCGGTTTTGTGAGTATTTTGCATCGCTTGCTCGGTTTTTTAAAGGATGGTTTTATGTAAGCTGACGATACTCGGAAAGGGTTCACCCCCCTTGGTCCGGCCCCGGGTTCCTCTCATGAGGGATCCGGGGTTTCGTTTTGGAGGTGAGATTCGTGGAATTTGTCCAGCCTCTCCGGAGCCTGGCTTCGATCGACAGGATGAAAAAGGTTCTCCGGGAGCATAACCAAAGGGACTATACCCTTTTTATCCTGGGGCTCTACACGGGGTTGAGGATATCGGACCTTCTTTCCCTGAGGGTGAAGGACGTAGCCGACAGGGAGGGAAGCCGGGTTGTCATTCGGGACCGGATTGCCTTGAGGGAGAAGAAGACCGGAAAGGCAAAAGTCATCCTCCTGAACAAGGAGGCAAGATCAGCACTCCGGAAATACCTGAATGCCCTGCAGGTGAGCGATGATGCGCCGGTGTTCATGTCCAGGAAGAGAGATTCACAGAAGCGGCCCAAGGCGATCACCAGGCGCCAGGCTCATTACGTCCTGAGTGACGCAGCCCGCAGTGTGGGAATCAGGGACAGGATAGGGACGCATACACTCAGAAAGACTTTCGGGTATCACAGCTATCGGAAAGGGGTCGACCTCACGAAGCTCCAGCGGATATTCAACCATTCCTCTCCCGCGGTAACCCTGGCCTATATCGGGTTCACGCAGGACGAAATAGATGATGTTTATATTAAATTACGCTATTAGTCCTCGGTATTGTTAAATCAAACCCGTCGATTTTTAACTTTATCGGAAACGGGCCGGTTTTCACATCTCTCAGCTTCCTTGCCGGAGGGAGAAAACAGGCACGGCAACTAAAGATGTGGCTGATCCTGCGAATTTCTCACAATGTAGATAAAGGAAATTGGAGGCTAAAATCATGCCTTTTTCGCCTAAAAAGCCCTGTGCATACCCCGGTTGCGGTGTTTTGGTAGATAGAAAACGTGCTTACTGTTCAAACCACGAAAGGGAAAGAAACGCCGGAGTGAACGCTAACAGGGAGTCAACAGACAAGTTTTACAACACCCAAAGATGGAAAAAGCTCAGAGCGTTTTACAGGAGACAACACCCCCTCTGTGAGGAGTGTCTGAAGGAAGGACGAGTCAACCCGTCGATCATCGTCGACCATATCAAGCCAATCAAGGAAGGCGGTTCACCACTGGCTTGGGACAACCTCCAGGCGCTCTGCTGGTCCTGCCACTCGACGAAGTCATTGAACGATCGTCATAGGCGGGGGAGGGGGGAGTCAAAAGTCCAGCGAAGCCAGTAATGGCAACGCCGGTTGGGTTAAACGCGCGTGACCGCGAAATGAGCGAGGGGGGGTAAAAATGGTCGTCGGAAGGAAGCCTAAACCGCCCGCATTGAAAATCCTCGAGGGCAATCCGGGCAAACGAAGGATAGATATGGATATCCCACAACCAGATGGCAGGATCCCGACCTGTCCTCCCTGGCTGGAAGAAGCAGCGAAAGTCGAATGGATGCGGGTTGCACCGGAACTGAATAAACTTGGCCTTTTGAGTCGAGTGGACAGGTCGGCCCTGGCGGCCTATTGCCAGGCGTATGCCCGTTGGCAAGCGGCTGAAGCGGTTCTCTCGTCGGAGGGGCTCACCTATGAGTACACGAACAAAAACGGTTCAACCAACACCACTTTGCGGCCCGAAGTGCTTGTGGCCAAGCAATACCTGCAATTCTTGCGGGCTTTCTGCACCGAGTTCGGTTTGACGCCATCTTCGAGAGCAAGGATGGTGCTCCCGAAGGATGAGGAAGATGACGAAGAAAACGATTTTCGCCGGCTTCTGGGAGCGAAATTAGCGACATCATAATGTCGTTAACTCTTCTTTGAGCAGGCGGAATGGACGAACCCCTGGGACCCGGCGCCTCACCGGATGGTCCCAGGGGTTCTTTTCATGGTCCGCACCAAGTGCGGCACCTCCAATATATTACCATGTGGAGGTGTAAATGGATATATGTTTACAAACAGACAATATCAACCATTTTTCAGGACTTCCTTGGGCACTCTCCTGCAGGGAGATTGCCTGGAGATCATGCCGGCCATGCACCCAGGGATCTTCGATCTGATCCTTTGCGATCTTCCTTATGGAACAACGGATCTGGAATGGGACAAAAGGATTGCTATGGAACCGCTCTGGCGGGAATACTGGCGTCTTTTGAAACCGAACGGGACGGTTGTTCTGACCGCACAGCAGCCTTTCGCTACGGACCTGATTTAGGCGGCCAGAAAATTCTTCCGGTACGAGCTTATCTGGGAGAAGACCTGCGCCCTGGGCTTCCTGAACGCAAAGAAGATGCCGCTAAGAGCACACGAAAACCTCCTTGTTTTCTACCGGGCCCTTCCCGTCTACAACCCGCAAATGGTTCCCGGAGCTCCCTACCGGCGCCGCTACGGTGCAAGAAAGGGAGGAATCTACCGGCCGACCCCGGGGGGAGAAACACAGAACGAGGGCTTCCGTTATCCGAGGAGCGTTCTTCGATTCGGGAACGGAAGAGAGACCGCCCATCCTACCGAAAAGCCGCTGCAGCTTTTTGAGTGGTTGGTAAGGACCTTCACGAACCCGCGAGGGCTTGTTCTGGACAACTGCGTGGGCTCCGGAACGACGGCAGTGGCTTGCGAGAAGAGCGAGCGTAGGTGGGTCGGGATAGAACGAAATGAAGATTACTGCCGGATGGTTGTTGAAAGGCTGGAAGGAAGAGAGGAAGAAGATGCCGAATCTGGATGAATCTGTCAGCGGTGAGAGCCTATGGCTCACGTAGGGCGATTGAGATCTCTCCTGAAAGTCGCCCGGGACGAGGGATGGTCCTCCTGGATCCGAAGTTCGGCAGATGAGAAAGCGGTTCTAGGCGGGTGCTGGTTCGATCAGGATGCGGCGAATCGGGTTGTCACTTTTTTCGAGCGTTTCCTTCGACACACGAAGGGGCAATGGGCAGGCAAACCCTTCACGCTTCTCGATTGGCAGAAGAACGACGTCCTGATGCCCCTTTTCGGTTGGAAGCGGCGGAGCGGTTTCAGGCGCTTCAGGAGCGCCTATGTCGAGATCCCGAAGAAGAACGGCAAATCGGAGCTCGGTGCGGGTTTGGGGCTTTACCTTCTGGTTGCCGATGACGAGCCTGGTGCCGAAGTCTACGCTGCCGCAGCGGATCATGACCAGGCCTCCATCGTTTATGGGGAGTCTGAAAGGATGGTGGCCGGATCTCCGCCCTTGAGGAAGCGGCTGACCGTTATTCGGAGCAGGAAGACGATCCTGCATCGGAAGACAAACTCCGTTTATCGGGCTCTGTCTGCGGATGTCCCGACGAAGGAAGGTTTGAACATCCACGGGCTCATCTTCGACGAACTGCATGCCCAGAAGAGCCGGAGTCTCTTTGACACACTAAGGTATGGGGGAGCATCAAGGAGGCAGCCCCTCCACGCTTCGATCACCACGGCCGGGTTCGATCGGCAGAGTATCTGCTGGGAGCAGCACGAGTACGCGCTGCAGATCCTAAAGGGAATCATCGAGGACGAGGCTTTCTTCGCCCTCATCCGGGCGGCGAACGAAGACCCGAACGAGGGACCCGTTGACGACTGGACGGACCCAAAGACCTGGAGGAAGGCCAACCCCTCCATGGGGGTCACCATCGACGAAGAGGCCTTTGCGGCAGAATGCCGGGAGGCACAGAACAAGCCTTCGCTGCAGAACGCTTTTAAGCGGTATCGGCTCAACATCTGGACGAGCGCGGAAACGCGATGGCTCGATCTCGCCAGATGGGACGCCTGCAAAGGGCAGGTGGATCCCGAGGAACTGAAGGGTTGTTCCTTCTTTGCCGGTCTTGACCTAGCGAACATTCGGGACGTGGCGGCAGCAGTCTTTCTCTTTCCCCTGGAGGATGGGCGGTTTTTTGTGACCCAGCGTTTCTGGGTTCCAAAGGAGAACATGGAGGAACGGGTCAGGAAAGACCGTGTCCCCTACGACGCCTGGGTCAGGGACGGCTGGATGACGGCCACTCCTGGAGACGTTATCGACTACGCCTGGATCGAAAAGGAGATCCTGGACTTTGCCGAAAGACATCAGCCGAAGGAGATCGCCTTCGATCCCTGGAACGCGACCCAGATCACGACGAACCTGCAGGAGAAGGACCTGACGGTTGTTCCCGTTCGTCAGGGTTTCGCGTCCATGTCGCCGCCCATGAAACAGCTGGAGGCTCTTATCTTCCAGGGGAGAATCGTTCATGACGGCAATCCCGTCATGCGGTGGATGGTCGACAACGTAACTGCCACCATGGATCCGGCCGGGAACATCAAGCCGGACAAAGGAAAGAGTCGGGAGAAGATCGACGGCGTGGTCGCCCTGATCATGGCGGTTTCGAGGGCTTTATTCGGAGAGGAAGAGGCCTCTAGCGTCTACGAGGAAAGAGAACCGGTCGTCATATAGGAGAAGCCAAGGCCGCCAAGAAGGCGGCCCTTTTCTTTGACCCGGGGAGGGGGGAAAACATGTCGTTCTGGGATCGTTTCAAAAGGAAGTCGGCGCCCTCTCCGGGGTTTCTGGACCTGGTGAGATTGGCCCTGACTGGAGGTCTGGAATCAGAAAGCGGTGAATTCGTATCGCCAGACACGGCCATGAAATGCTCAGCGGTCTACTCCTGTGTGGGGATCCTGGCCGAATCCGTCGCTCAACTGCCTTTGAAGGTTTATCGACGGATGCCGGATGGACGCGGGAAAGAGGAAGCTTCCGACCATCCCTTGTGGAAGCTGCTTGGATGGGCTCCAAACGAGTGGCAAACCTCGCAGGAATTCAGGGAAATGGCCATGCAGCACCTCTGCCTGCGAGGGAACTTCTACGCCTACAAGGTGATGGACGGCCGCAGGATCGTGCGGGAGCTTCTGCCCCTGAACCCGGACCAGGTGACGGTGGAACAGCTTCCCGACTGGTCTCTGGCCTACCGGATTTCCTTCAAGGATGGTCACCAGGAGACCGTGGGGAGGGCATACGTCCTCCATATCCGGTACCGGACCCTGGACGGGATTCGGGGTATAAGCCCGATTCTCTATCACAGGGACACGGTCGGCCTGGCCCTGACGACTCTGAAACATGGTTCCCGGGTTTTCAAGAACGGCGCCCTGCCTACGGGAGTCCTGGAGCATCCGGGAAAACTCTCGCAGCAGGCCCTGGATCGCCTGCGGGAAACCTGGCTTTCGAATTACGGAGGGGCCAACAGCGGCAAGACGGCCGTCCTTGAGGAAGGAATGAAGTTCTCTGCTCTGACGATGTCGCATCAAACCATGCAGTATCTGGAAACCCGGGCGTTCCAGGTGGAGGACATCGCACGGATCTTCCGGGTTCCTCTCCACATGATCCAGAGCACGGAGAAGGCCACCAGCTGGGGAAGCGGCATCGAGAACATGAGTTTGGGCTTCGTTCAATACACGCTCCTGCCCTGGTTGAAGCGGTTCGAGTCGGTCTTCTGGAGGGACCTGCTTCTCCCCGCGGAGAGCCAAGAGATCTACACGGAATTCCTGGTGGACGGACTCCTGCGCGGAGACGTGAAAAACCGCTATGCCGCATACCAGGTAGCGATCCAGAACGGCATCATGTCGCCTAACGAGGTGAGAGCCAAGGAAAACATGAACCCCAGGGAAGGCGGAGACGAATACATGAGCCCGAAGAACATGCGCCTCACGGGGACGGACGAGGAAGAAAAGGAGGACGGCGATGGCCAGGGAAAGGATTAGTTGCCCCTTCGAACTGAAAAGCGTCGACGATGCAGGGACTTTCACCGGCTATGCCAGTGTGTTTGGAGTCGTCGACTGGTGGGATGACGTCGTGGAAGCCGGCGCCTTTGCCGATTCCCTGAAGGCGAGATCCCCGGCCATGCTCTGGCAGCACAACATGGACGAGCCCATCGGAACGTGGCCGGAGTTGAAGGAAGACGAGCACGGCCTCTGGGTGAAAGGCAGCCTTCTGGTCAACGGGGTAGCACGGGCGGCGGAAGCTCATGTTCTCCTGAAGGCCGGGGCCCTGAACGGGCTATCCATCGGGTACAACGCCCTCGAGCGCTACTACCGCAAGGAGGGCGAAAGGGACGTGAGGGTCCTGAAGAAGGTGGACCTGTGGGAAATCAGTCTGGTCACATCCCCCGCCAACGAACAGGCGAGGGTGAGGACGGTCAAGGCCATGGAGGACCTGAGGACGGTCCGGGATGTGGAGGAATACCTGCGGGAGGCAGGATCCCTTTCACGTTCCGAGGCGAAGGGCGTTATCGCCCGGGTGCGGGACGTCCTGCAGCGGGAGGCTGAGGAGAAGGCCATCCTGGCCGGGGCCACGCGGTTACTCAATCTGATGAGGGAGGGATAAGCGAATGGATCCGGAACTGAAGAAGATCCTGGACGAGCTTGCCCGGGCGTTCGAGGAGTACAAGAAGACGAACGACGAGCGGCTCGAAGGGCTGAAGAAGACGGGGCACAACAGCGCGGAGCTCGAGGCGAAGCTTGCGAAGATCGATGCGGATCTGAAGCGGCTCGACGAGGAAAAGGCCAAGCTAGAGGCGAAGCTGAACCGGCCCGGGCTCGTGAACGGGAACGAGGATCCGGTGAAGGCGGAGCACAAGGGGGCCTTCATGAAGTGGGTGCGCAAGGGCCTGGAAGACGGCCTGGCGGACCTGCAGCTGAAGGCGATCCAGACGAGCGTGGAAGGGGACGGGGGGTACGCGGTTCCCGAGAACCTCAATCGGGAAGTCTACAGCCTCCTGCAGAAGGCGACGCCCATGCGGAACGTCTGCCGGGTCCTCACAGTCGGAGGTGGGGAGTACAAGGAGCTCGTGAACAAGCACGGCGCGACTTCCGGGTGGGTCGGTGAAACGGACGCCCGGGCGGTTACGAACACACCGAGCCTGGCGGAACTGACGCCCTACATGGGGGAGATCTACGCCTATCCCCAGGCGACGCAGAGGGCTCTCGACGATCTGTTCTTCGATGTGGAGGCCTGGCTTGCGGCCGAGCTGCGCGACGCGTTCACCCTCGCGGAGAACGCGGCCTTCACGACCGGGAACGGAACGAACAAGCCCAAGGGCTTCCTGGCGTACACGACCGCCCTTACTGTGGACGGGACCCGGGCCTTCGGAAGCCTGCAGTACCTCAGGACCGGGGTGGCGGACGGACTGCCGGCGACGGATCCGGGAGATCTTCTGATCGACGTGGTCCATGCCCTCAAGGCGGGGCACCGCGGCAACGCCAGGTGGATGCTCAACGGCCTGACCTTGGCAAAGATCCGCAAATGGAAGGACGCGGACGACAACTACCTTTGGCAGCCGGGGCTCCAGGCGGGCGTTCCTTCGGCGCTTCTCGGCTATCCGGTGACGGAGAACGAGGACATGCCGGACGTGGCGGCCGACGCCTACGCCATCGCCTTCGGGGATTTCCGCGCTGGCTACACGATCGTGGACCGCGTGGGCATCCGGATGCTCCGGGATCCTTACACGAACAAGCCCTACGTCGGGTTCTACACGACCATGCGAGTGGGCGGGTTCCTGAAGGATTCCGAGGCGATCAAGCTCGTGAAGTGTGAGGCTGCCGCATAGCCTGACGCGATCGGGTGATGAAGCGGGGGCATTCTTGCCCCCGCTTTTCCTTCGGAAGGAGGGATCGGAGTGAAGATCAGGATCCTGAAAGCCTGTATCTGGTGGGAGGGAGGCTACAACAAACGGGAGCTCGAGCCCGGGATAGAGGTCGACGTCTCCGAAAACTACGGAAGGTATGCGGTCGAGAGAGGACTGGCAGAAAGTCTGGAATCGGCCGGGGAGGTGAAGGAGGGCGATGTGGCGGCAAAAGACATCACCGACAGCGGAACCACTGGCGCTGGAAGAGGCAAAACTTCATCTTCGAGTCGAAAGCGCCGAGGATGACGCACTCATCGGTACCCTGATCACCGCGGCCCGGGAGGCGGCAGAAACGTTCCTGGGAAGGATGATCCCGGAGCGGCAGTTTGAAATCCTCCTGGATCGCTATCCGGACACGCCCTACAGATTCCCTCTTCTTCCGGTCAAGAGTGTCGCGTCGATCGTTTGTGTCCTGGAGGACGGATCAGAGGTTGGATTGACCGAGGGGACATTCCGGCTTGCAGCGGACGACAGGTTGGTGGTGGATGCCTGGCCGGAGGGAACGGCAAGGGGCTATGACGCAGTAACCATCACCATAACCGCGGGAACCGAGACCGTTCCGGCCAGATGGAAACAGGCCATGCTTCTGTTGATCGGTCACTGGTACGAGCATCGGGAGAGCGTGAACGTCGGCAACATCGTGAACGAGGTTCCCCAGGGCTTTGAGATGCTCCTCTGGCCAGATCGGGTGGTGCCGGCATGAGCCGGCCGAAAATTGGCGATCTGCGGCACCGAGTGGCGCTTCTATCGGTCGTGGCCAGCCCGGACGGAGCGGGCGGGTTTTCCGAGCAATGGTCCGAAGTGGCAACGGTCTGGGCCGGGATCGCTCCCATAACGGGGCGGGAAAGATGGCAGGCCCAGCAGGTCAGCCCTTCGGCCACCACGGAGATCACACTGCGCTGGCGATCGGGGGTGACCCCGTCGATGCGAATTTCCTCGGAGGGGATCACCTACGGGATCCTCGACGTTCAGGCCATGGGCGGAGAGAAGCGCTTCCTGCTGTGCCTCTGCGAGGTGCTGGCCAATGCGTAATTCGGCAAGGGTCTCAATCAAAGGGACGGAGCAGACGATCCGGGCTCTGAACCTGGTCAGATCCTCGGTCCTGAAACGGGTTGAAGCCGCAGTGGTCGAATCCGCGCGAGCCGTTCAACGGGGGGCAAAAGACCGGGTCCCGGTCAGGACGGGGATCCTGAAGAAGTCGATACGGGTCAGTCTGAAGAAAGAGCGTCTCCTGGCGGAAGTCGGTCCGAGGTGGAAGGGACGCGTCCATCCCCTCGCTCACCTGGTTGAATTCGGACACCTTGCCAGAAACGGTCGGTTCGTCGCAGCCCGTCCGTTTCTTCTTCCCGCCTGGGAGGGAGAACGGGCGCATTTCGAAAAGAGGATCAAGGAGGCGGTGAGAGGGGGAGTTGAGGCGAAATGAAGAGACGCTCGGCGGCCCTTTCAGTCCAGAAGGCTCTCTTCACCCTGCTCTCAAACGGATTGACGGTTCCTGTCTACGACGCGGTTCCCGACAATTCGGCATTTCCTTATGTCGTTCTGGGAGAAGACACGGAATCCGAATTCGGGGGAAAGAACCTGACCGGTTCGGAACTGACCCACACGCTTCATATCTGGAGCCGGTACAGAGGCTTCACGGAAGCGAAGAGCATCATGGACAGCATCGTTCGGTTGGTTACCGCAATTCCCCTGGATCTGTCGGCCTGGGGATTTTACCCGGTGATCGCTCAGGTGGATATGGCGGAAGTCTGGTCGGAGGAAGACGGCGTGACCCGGCATGGCGCGGTCCGTCTCCGGATCAAGGTGGGCGATTCCATGCCCGAACAGGACAGATAGAAAAGGAGGGATCAGGGAATGTCGCAAGGCGTGAGCGGCGTGGATTTCATTGTCAAGGTGAACACGGGAACCGAGGCGGTCCCGGTCTATACGGCAGTCGGCGGTCAGAGAGGCGGAACCCTTAACGGGGGAACCGACGAGATCGACGTGAGCTCGAAGGACTCGAATGGGTGGAAGGAATCCCTGGCGGGGCTGAAGAACTGGTCGCTTGAGTTCGACAGCCTTCTCATCGAATCGGACGCGGGGTTGGTAGCCCTGGAAACGGCCTGGCTTGCCGGAGAGAAGGTCCAGGTGCAGCTGGCGACACCCGCGGGGGCTACCTACACCGGCCCGGCGATCGTCACGGACTTCAGCTACGAGGCCCCGCACGACGGCGAAGCGACGGCCAAGGGAACGCTTACGGGCGCCGGAGCTCTGGCGAAGGTCGCGGCCTAGTCTGAAAGGGGACTGATCCGAATGCTTCCAATGGTGGCTTTCGAACTTTTCGACAAACCCCGCCGCCTCCGTTTCGACGTCAACGCCCTTTCCGATCTCGAGGAGGCCATGGGAACCGGAATCGTGAACCTGCTGCAGGAAGAGAACCTCGGCTTCCGGGCTATGAGGAACTTCCTCTGGGCCGGCCTCAAGTGGGAAGACCGCGGGCTGACAAAGGAACGGGTAGGCAACATGATGACGAAATACCTGGAGGAGGACGGGGACCTGGCTTCGCTGATGTCCGTCGTTTCCAGGGCAATCGCGGCTTCCGGCCTCTTCCGGGCCCCCAGGGAGGGCGAAGGGGAAAAAGGGGGAAACGCTCAGGAGGAGACGGTTTAAAGACCGTCTCCTCCTTTTCCGAATGGCTGGCCGGGGCAGAGCCTGTGGCCTATGGCCCCCTGGGCCTGAAGCCCTTCGAATTCTACCGGCTGACACCCGGGGAGTTCCTGGCTCTCGTCGAGGGGTACCGATGGAGGCAGGAACGCGAAGAGGAACAAATGGCCTGGGCTGTTGCCCATATCGTGAACTACTCGGGACGTTTGAAACGGCCTGTGACGCCCAGGCAACTGCTGGGCCGCAGGGAGGGTTCCAGGCAAGACATGCGGACGGGCAGGGAAAAACGCCTGGAATGGGAGCAGTTGAAGCGCCAGTTCGGAGTCTGAGACCGGGTGAAGGGAGGGGAAGGGGTTGGGTCAGAGCATTGCCGGAATGGTCGTCACGCTTGGTCTGGATACGAGCGGCTTCAATAAGGGGATCGACCGCATCCAGTATGCGATCCGCAAGCAGTTGGGACCGGAGGCAAAAGCCCTCTCGAGCAGCGTAACCAAGGTCTTTACGGGACTGACGGCGGCCATGGGCCTGGTGGGAGCCAAAGCCGTCGCCATGGCCGCAGATATGGAACAAACGAAGATCGCCTTCACCACCCTCCTGGGATCCGCGGAGGCGGCAAACGCCTTCATCGGAGAGCTGGAATCGTTCGCGGCACGGACTCCCTTCACTCTCCCCGGTCTCTTGGACGCTTCGAAGAAACTCCTCGCTTTCGGCTTCAGCGCCGAGGAGATCATCCCGATGCTGACGTCCGTGGGCGATGCGGCGGCCGGACTGGGAGCAGGCACGGAAGGAATCGATCGGATCACCCGGGCCCTGGGACAGATGCAGGCCAAGGGAAAGGTCTCCGCGGAAGAGATGAACCAGCTGGCCGAACTGGGCATCCCGGGCTGGGAGATGCTGGCCGAAAAGATCGGGGTTTCCATCCCCGAAGCGATGAAGCTTGCCCAGAAGAACGCCATCCCGGCAGCAGCCGGGATCAGCGCCATCATCGAGGGGATGAATTCCCGGTTCGGCGGGATGATGGACAAGCAGTCCAGGACTCTCTCGGGGCTCTGGTCGACCTTGTCTGACAATATCGGTTCGGTCATGAGGTCTCTGGGCGACCGCATCGTCGAGTCACTGGATCTCAAAAAGAAGCTCCAGGGTGCCGTGGACTGGATGACCGAGTTTGCGGATGCGGTGAGAAACAACGGAATTCGCGAAGCCCTGGAAAAGATGATCCCGGAAAACCTGCAGGCCACCATCATGATCGTCACGGGAGCCATCATCGGAGCCATGGTTCCGGCTCTGGTGGGCCTTGCGGTAGCCGCTGCAGCCGCCATCGTCCCGCTTCTGCCCCTCATCGCCGCGGGGGCAGCGCTGGGTGGTATCGCCTACCTTGTCTACAGGAGCTGGAATCCGGTCGTTGCCTGGATGAAGGGTGCCTGGGAGGATCTAACCTTCGCCACGGCGCAGGCCTGGAGCTCCATCAAGATTGCGGTACTGACCGCGATTGCGGCCGTACTCGATTACGCCTCCCGTTTCCTTTCGATTCTTCCGGGGATCGGGGACAAGGTCGCGGGATTCAGGGACCAGGTCGAGACTCTGCTGGCAGACGAGAAGGCAGACAAGGCCATCCGGGAAATCGCCCATTCCGTCAAATCGGTGGCGATTGCCGCGGGTGAAACGACCGCTCCTGTTAAGAAGGCGGGCGATTCTCTCAAAGTGCTGGGCAAAACGGCGAAAAACAGCTTCAAAGTGGCGGGTTCTTCCGGTGAGGAGGCCTTCAAGAAACTGCAGTCCCAGGCCGAGGACTTCCACAACGACGTCCGGTCCGAGTGGATCCAGACGACAAAGACGGAGCGTGAGCAGCTCGAATATTGGTATCAGGAGCAGACGGCAAAGCTGGAGTCGGTGAGGAAGGCGAGTGCGACCTACAGCCAGGACAGGGAAAGGCTGGCGGAATCCTACCAGGCAAAGCTGGCCAAGTTGGACAAGGAAGAGCTCGATCGGGAGCAGAAGAAAATGAACGACCTTGTGGAAATGCGCAAGGACTTTGCCTCCCGGATCCTCGAACTGGGCGATTTTTCCCTGGACCTGCAGATCGGTGTGGGAACAGGGCCCGGCGTCTTCTTTGACGAACTGGAAAAGGAGATACGGGACAAGCTCGGTTCCATGGGAACACTCTTCGATGATCTGGGAAAGAAATGGATCGCGGCGACAGCCGCGGAACGGGACGAGATCCTCAAGATGCTCAACGACTCCGGGATCCAGTACCAGATCACCGAGGACAAGAAGCTGGATTTCTCGAGGGCGCGGGCGGAAAAGGAGCTCGAGATCGAACGCTACAAGCAGGCCAAGATCCAGGAGTATGTCGAAAGCGGGCAGCTCATTGAGGACCAGCTGTCGGCCCTCCAGCGCCAGCGTGACCTGGCCGGTTATGCCGAATTTCTGAACCAGAAGACGGCGCTTTTTCTGGCCCAGCAGGAGGCCGAACAGGGTTATTTCAGCCTATACCGCGAGATGATGACTGCTGCGAACAAGACCTGGTTTTCCGTACAGACGGACCTGTACCGTGCCGTATGGGACAGTCTCTCGAGCGGGATTTCCGACATGATCCTCGGGATCTCGTCCGCGGAGGACGTTTTCAAGTCTCTGGGGCGCCAGATGCTGAAGATCCTGATCGACTGGCAGGTTCAGCAGATCCTCGGAGCCGCCATCGCGAAAGGATTGGCGGCGGCAGCGACAGCGGCATCGGTGGTCCAGGCAGCGACGATCGCATCGGCCTGGGCGACTGCGGCGGCCATGGTATCCCTGGCTACTTTCGGGGCGAATTCCGCCGCGGCCATGGCCGGTATCGCGCAGACGGTCGCCTTTTCACAGGGTCTGGCAGGCATTGCCGGCCTGGCTTCGGGAGGGATCACGACGGGCCCGACGCTGGCCGTTATCGGTGAGGGCCGTTACGACGAGGCGGTGCTTCCTCTGAACCGGCGCAGGCTGGAGAACCTGGGCCTGGGGGGAAGCGGTGTTCAGGCCAGCATGAACATCTACGGGGACATCAAAACCGAGGCGGACTACGAAAAGATTTATGCCGACTTCGGGTACAGCCTCAAAACGGCTTTAAGGAGGGCTTGAAATGGCAGATATGACGAGCCTTCCAAACGGTTTTCGCCTGGTCGGTCTGCCGAGCGATTATCGGTTCAAGGCCGAGGATAGAGCGTTTAGCCATGGATCGATCAGCGTCGGTGACAATCGGGCAAAAACCCGAATGCTCGAGATCGAGGGGTACATCGAGGAATCGAGCGAAGCCGGCTTCTGGACAGCCTACAACTCCCTGATGGCGCAGTTCAGAGGGCTCGAAGGCTGTAGGCTCTATCTCGATACTTCCCGCTACCTGGAAGTGGCCGCTCTCAACAAGGCAAGTCACGAGTTCTACTCGGGTTTTTCCTTCAAGAAAGCCTCGTTCAAGGTGACCCTTTGCTGCACGGATCCGGTTATCCATTCGGCTTCGGAATCGTCGCTCGCGGAAACGGTTTCGGCCTCGCCTGATACGTTTGCCGTCTCGAACAGCGGCGGGGTCGAGGTCTTCCCGGTCATCACCGTCACGGCCATCGCGGACTGCACGAACATCACGCTGGAAAACCTCTCCGACGGAGGGCGGAAGTTCCAGTACCAGGACCCCAACATGGTTGCCGGAGCCGTCCTGACCATCGACGGGAAAGCCGGGACGGTCTACCGCGGGACGTCCAACGTCCTGAACTTCTACGACGGGGCCTTCCTGCGCCTTCTGGCGGGTTCGAACAGCCTGAAGTACGCCGGCGGGAACTGCACGATCGGCCTGACCTGGCGGAACGGGTGGCTGTGACATGAACCACGTCCTCGGGAGGAAGCCTCTCGGCCGCGGGCCGCTGGGGGGCCACTGGATCCTGGGAGAGGGCGGAGGCGGGGCCGTCGCCTACAGCCAGCCCTACCGGCCCGGGGTCTTCTCGGTCATCGTCTACAACGCGGACGGGACCCAGCGCGGACGGTTCGGCTCGGACATGGGGGACAACCCCGTGATCAGCCTGGAGTTCGAACTGGACGTGAACGGATGCGCGGACTTCACCCTGACTCTTGGCAAACTCCCGGGTTTCGACCTGGACTACGGGGACAGGCTGGATATCCACTTGTTCGACGACGTCCAGCCCTGGTATTCGGGCTATGTCATCAGCAAGCCGCTAGCCGGCAGCACCTCTGAAACTTACGCCTATCGGGGTGACGGGTTCGTGACCCAGCTGCAGAGGGTTCTCGTGAACGGGTCCTACGCGAACCAGGACATCGCGGCCATCGCGAAGAACATCATCCAGACCCTCGTGGAGCCGAACACGGGGATCCTTTACCGGTCCAGCAAGATCGTCGCCGTGGGTTACGTAGCTTCGGGGATCGAGTTTGCCTATACCGACGCCAACGAGGCGGTCAAGGAGCTTGCGGAGTTCGCGGCCAACTACGTCTACGGGGTGGACGCCTACCGCGAGTTCTTCTTCAAGCCCATCAGCACGGACATCAATGAATCGGCACGATTCACGGTAGGCAGGCACCTGAGCGAATACCTGCCCGAGGAATCGATCGACGACATCATCAACCGGATCCATGTCAAGACCAGCAACACGTCGGAAGAGGCGAGCGGGATCCTGGCCACGGTGGAGGATGCCGTCAGCCAGGCGGCCTACGGACTGAGAGAGGCCGTGAAGACCATCCCCTCCGCCCTGACAGCGGCGGACGCGACCCAGTGGGGGCAGACCCAGCTGATCCGGTCGAAGGATCCGGTGGCTTCGGCCGCGGTCAAGGGCGTCCAGCTCTGGTACATGACGGCCGCAGGAGCCTATGCGGTGAGGAAGCTGACGCCTCAGGGCAAGGCCCGGATCACGAGTGAAGACGGCTCGACCTACCGGGACTACCCGATAAGCAAGGTGAAGTACGCCGTTTCGAGCGCGGGCATCGCCTGTTCTTTGACGCTCGGGGATACCTCGGACCACTACGAGAAGATCATCGTCGACCTGGCCAGGAGACAGAAGCAGGCCGAATTGCTGGATCAGTGAGGTGAGGCCATGACAAGGAAGCTTTTGCGTCCGGAGGACTACCGCTACGACCCGTTCCAGGATGCCCTGCAGGACGTGGCGATCGCAAACGAGGAGCACGTGATCGAATCGAGTTCCCCGTATTCGGTCAGGCTCGACGAACTGCCGAAGTATGAGAGCCCCTCCTCGATGTCCCTTAGGCTCAAAGCGGAACTCGGGGAGGATCTCGATGCAACGGAAACCGGGGTCGACCTGGCCAGTTCGGCCCAGGCCGGCTGGTTTACAGCGGGTAACGTGATCGCCGTCGATTCCGAGCAGATGCTGGTTTCGGGGGTGTCCGGGGCGACCCTGACCGTGACCCGGGGCTACAACGGCACGACGGCCACGACCCACACGACCGGCACCGCGGTCTACGGGGAAGCGTGGGAGGAGGTCGCTGCGGACCCCTCGCAGGGGCAGTACTGGCCCGACTACACGACACAGGCCGACAACGATGAGAACTGGAATACCGGGACGCTGAAATTCAACAGCGCGGATGCGGGAAAAACGGTGGCCGTCAGCTACCGGGGCATGGGAGCCCTGATGGATGGCCGCGCTCTCGGAACGAGATGCCAGATATTCACCGCAAGCGGGGTCTTCGTAGTCCCTCCCCGCGTCCATACGGTCTACGTCACCCTCTGCGGAGGAGGCGGCGGGGGCGCGGGAGTGGACGGCCAGAGCACCGATTACGTGAGAACCTCCGGAGGTGGCGGCGGGGCGGAGGCCAAAGTCAAGCGCGAGGTTTCCGTCACCCCCGGAGACAGCATCACGATCACCATAGGAGCTGGCGGTAGCGGCGGGGCTTCGGGAGCAAACAGCGGATCCGCCGGCGGCGCTTCAAGTTTCGGCGCGCTCCTGTCCGCTTCGGGCGGAGGTGGAGGAACAACCTCAGCGGGGGGTGCAGCGGGCGGTGACGGCGGATCGCCCGGATGCGGATTCGAAAGCTACAACGGCGCTACTTTCAAGGTTTACGGGACGTCGGGGACCGGCGGGGGATGTCTTCTCTCCGGCGGAGTCGTCTGGGCCGCGCTCGGGGCCGGGAATGGTCCCAACGGCCTGGTCTACGGAGGCGGCGGAGCCGGAGGGCGGTCCGTCGGCACGGCAAACTATGCCGGGGGTGACGGGGCTTCCGGCATCGTCATCGTGGAATGGTAGGTGAGGCGGATGCGGTACGCGCAGGTTCTCAATGGTCGGGCCCATTGGGTTTTCGAGAGCGAGGAAAAGCCCGATTTCGCCCCGGATATCCTCCTGGTGGAAGTGGGACCGGAAGTTCAGGAAGGGTGGCCGTGGGACGGAGGAGCCTTTATCCCTCCCCAGCCCGCGGAGATGACCCTGGAAGAGGCGAAGGCCGAAAGGCTAGCTCTCCTTGCCCAGGAACGCTGGGAAGAGGAAACGGGAGGATTGACCCTGCCGGACGGGACGGTCATCCGGACGGACAGGGAAAGCCAGGCGCTTTTGACCGGGGCTGCTCTGTCCGCCTTGCAGGATTCCACGATCACGATCGAATGGAAGTCCGCCTCCGGCTGGGCAACGCTAACGGCTGAGCAAGTTTTAGCGATTGCCGCTGCAGTTCGTACCCACGTACAAGCGGCTTTCTCGAAGGAAAAGGCCCTGGCGGAACAGGTCGAGGCCTGCGCGACCCTGAGCCAGGTGCAGGCCATAACCTGGTAGGCAAAAGGCACGAGAAAAATGTTGGGCCCCTCAGGGGGCCTTTTTTTTCTGGGAGGTGAGGCTGTGTCGGAGGAAAGCACGATCCTGGAGAGGCTGAAGGGACTGGAAACCGAGCAGAAGAATGTCCAGAAGTCGCTGGATGAAATGAAGGGGTCCATGAAGGAGCTGGCCGACACCTTCAGCCGATTCATGACCCAGCAGGCAACAGTCGATACTCGCCTCCTTGCAATCGAACGGGATCTCAGGGACGGCCGAGAACGTTTCAAGAAACACGAAGAGTCGATAACTGCGATGGAGAGGCGATGCGCCCAGAACCAGGGACAGCGGGACGCCACGAAGTCACACCTGGAGAAGGCGGCAGAACAGGAAAAGAAAATCGATCAGGCGTTCTTTACCTCCGGTTGGGCCGAGCGGGCGGTCTGGCTCATGGTGGTGGCTATTCTGGGGTTTCTTGCCATGAGGTAGGGGGAGAGGGAATGGCGAAGCTTTCCCAGCACTTCGATGAAAGCGAGTTCCTTTGTAAGTGTTGCGGCACCGGACATGGGCTTATCCAACCTCACCTTGTATTAGGGCTGGAGATGCTTAGGGATCTGATCAAAAGGCCGATTATTGTGACCTGTGCCTATCGGTGCCCAAAGCACAATGCGGAAGTTGGGGGAGTTCCTAATTCCTACCATGTCCAGGGATGCGCGGCAGATATCTATGCCGCAGGTTTGACACCCTACGAACTTGCCGGCCAGGCTGCTCGCGTTCCGATGTTCCTGAACGGGGGGATTGGGATTTACCCGAAGCGCGGGTTTATCCACGTGGACGTTGGCCTGAAACGGAGGTGGATGGGGTGAGCATGCCTGATAAGGCCCTACGGTTTGTTCTGAATTCCGAGGGAGGCGTCTCAGATGATCCGCTAGATCGTGGAGGGCTGACGAATCGAGGGATCACTCAGGGAACCCTGGACGGCTGGAGGAAGTTTCACCCTGATTTCCCGCCATGTGTCGGGGATCTCACCGATCCTCACGTCCGAGCGATCTATGAGCGGCAATATTGGCAGGCGGCTGGGTGCGATTTCATGCCCTGGCCGCTTTCCCTTTCTGTGTTCGACATGAGCGTCCATTCCGGGCACGGCCGGTCCGTGGAGTATCTGCAGAGAGCCCTGAATACCTTTGGAGCGGTTCTGGTTCTAGACGGAGGGTTCGGGCCGAAGACACACGCGGCACTTGGGGCAGTTTTGATTAGGGTCGGACCCGTAAACATGGCCTTGAGCCATATCGATCTTCGCAGATGTTTCTTGCGAGCGATCGTCTACGGGAACCCAGCTCTTGGCTTCAAAGAGGGGAATCCATCCCAGGCTCGCTTTCTGCGTGGCTGGATGAACCGGCTGAAACGGCTGGAGATGGTTGTCAGACAGGGGTGATGGCATGGCCGAACAGGCAAAGACATTCATTGAACGTATGGTCACTGGATTCTTCGGCGGCTGGACCCCGACGGACAAGCTGGCTTTTGTCTATTTCATGGCGGGCATCATCCTTTCCTATTCCGGGAAGTTTGACCCCAAAGACCTGATGACATTTGCCTGGGGATTCCTTGCGGGTCGTTCGGAAATCGGGCTTCAGAGTGTAGGAATGATGTCTTACGGCGGAATGATTCCGACTTATCCGATGCTGGGTAGTCAACAGACAGCAATTCCGAATTTTTTAGAGAAGAAGGATCCCGAAGGATAAGGGATTAAAGAGGAGGGAATTCGTTGAAAGCGTTTCTCGTAAAGGCATGGGGCGCAACCAAGTGGGTGTGGGAGAGAGTCCTCTCCGTGGCCTCTTTCGTGGCCGATTTCATCAAGTGGTGCAAGGAACGGAGGAAAGCCGAGTGACGTTCAAGACAGCACGAAACCTCGTTTTGGTGGTCACAGCGGCAATCAGCCTGCTTGCCGGGTCGGTCTACTGGTTCGGACGCAACTATTACTCGACGCAGATCTCGGTGCTCACGAACCAGGTGAAGTCGCTGGAATCGGAGATCCACGTGACACAGCGAAAGATCGAGGAGCTCCAAAAGAAATATGACCAGGTAAACGACTGGATGGGGAAGGAGGCGAAGGCTCGTGTCAAGAAAAAGGTCCAGGCAGTTAAGGATGCTGACGCTGATGGTCTTGCTCGGATCCTTGTTGATTATGTTCGGTCCGATACAGGCCATGGCTGGAACGGAAGACCCGTTTCCGGAGACGCCCCCGGTTCCCAGTGAAACAATCCTGCCCTTCGAAGGAACAAGCTTGGCCAGTTTCGATCTTGGGTCCGAGCCCTACGTCGAGCCTTACGTGGATCCGCGGGACGGACAGTTGAAGCTGCTGATGACGCTTCCTTTTGCCCGTGGGCTCGCTACAAAGGCTCTGACGCAGGAGGAGCAGCTGGCTGTTGCATTGGACGGGCACAAGCGGAAGGACGAGATTCAGGCAAGCATGGCCGCCGAGATTTCCAATTTAAATGAAGAAATCAAGCGAAAGGACGTCGTTGCGAACCAGTGGGCCGAGGTGGCCGTGAAGGCTAACGAAGGGCTGGCTGCCTACCGAAAGCAGATGGTCTTCGAAAACCTTACGTGGGCTGCCGGAGGAATCACTATAGGGTGGCTTCTCCACGAGGTTTTCGATTAAGCCAAGGAAAAATTGCTGGGTTTTCTTTTCCTGAATTTATGGCATAATCGAGTCTGGGACTGGTTTTAGTCCACGTTTGAGCACGTTTTTCGGTGAATTTTGCCGTACAGATATCCGTACAACAAAAAAATACAAAATTTTACTAGAGGGCTGCAAATAGGGCTTCTGTGATAACTCCCTGTAATCCTCGTCGGGGAGCCAGAATAACAAAGAGGGCCATTTCAGGGAAGCATGAAAACCTTGAAATGACCCTCTTTTTTGCGTATTGACCCTTTTTTCGGGTAAACCTAAAATGTACGGAAAATCGACTA